GGCCTGCGCAAAATCGAGTTCCTGCTGCTTAATCACGCAGGCGTTATGCTCGCAAAGATAGAACACGCTGGCAGGCTCACCCGGCACCCACTTGAAGCCGAACGGCGTTTCTTTATCGCCGAATTTCAGATACTGCTCTTCCCCGCAATGCGGGCAGGGAACGTGGAACCGCAAAAAATGCTGCGACTCTTTCGCGGCACGCTCAATCTGGCAGGTGCCCCTGACTTTTGGCGTGGATCCGCGGATGGACTTGGGCCAGACCGAGCCCTCAATACGCTTATCACCCAGAAACGTCGGGGAGCCCTCTTTCTCGATATCTTCATCAAAGGCGGCCAGTTCGTCATAGCCCGCCACATCGACGGATTTCTCGCGATAGTTTTTTGCGGCCTTTCCCCCCAGACACCAGAATCCACGCCCGTTTGAAAAACGCTTCATACTGAGGGTATTGTCCCGGTGTTTTTTGCCATACCAGGGGGCCAGCGCCAGCAAGGTGGGAATATCACGGATTGTCGGCTCGACATGCGACTTCATAAAGTTTTCGGCATCGCCGTCAGTGGGCAACCAGATAAGGGAGTTTCGCTGCTTATGCTGGATGAAATACGCATAAACCCCGAGCAGCATCTTTGAATAGCCAACACGGGCAGATTTCACGACATTCACTTCACGAATATAGTCGTTGCCCATGGCATTCATGATTGCACGCTGAAATGGCAGCGTCTCCCAGCGCCCCTCCTGGTATGCAGACTCTTTCGGAAGATAGTAGTTATCGTCTGCCCACTCAACAGCTGTCTGCGGCTCCGGACGGTACAATGAACGGAGCCCAGCGTTGGCAGAGTGCTGCAGCCCCTTAACCTGACTGTTCGATATATTCACTCAGCAACCCCGGTATCATTTCATCCAGCGCAGCTGCTTTGTTCATGGCCTTAATGACGTCCTTCTTAAGGAAATCAATATGTCGGTTTTCCAGCTCCGGGAAGCGCCGCTGAACCGACAGAGGTACTCCATCGAGAATACTGGCAATTTCTCCGGCTATCCGCGACAGCACGAACGTGCAGAATGCGGTCTCCACCACCTCAGCGGACTCTTTGGCATTTTTAAGTTCCTGAGCGTCAGCCTGGGCTCGGGTGAGACGGTGCCGCTCATATTCAATCGTGCCTGGCTGAAGGTCAGACTCTGAAGCAATCCGCAGGTCTTCAACCTCCTTCCGTAATTTTTCATTTTCTATCGCAGCGTCCCGCGCTGAATACCATTCGATAACGGCGGCGGATTCATACAGCACCTCATTCCCCTTCCCGCCTCCACGCGCTACCGGCATCCCCTGATCCTGCCAGTTCTGAATCGTGCGTACGCTGACGCCGAACACCTCAGCGAGACGTTTTTTATTCACCTCCATATGTACTCCAGGGTCAAAACAGGGAAAGGAAACGACAACGGGTAAGGCTCCCCTTTTATGGCATCACCGTTTCCTTTCTTTTAAGAAAGATGATTCTTAAAAACAACGGGATAGCAAGAAGAAGAACGGAAACGGCAAATACCTGAAAATTTTCATAAATAGCGCGAATCTGCGAGGTCGCCGCCCCGTATGAAGCCGATATGCCGGAAAGGACCCGCAAACGATAATGAATATTAATTGCATTGATACGCATGCGATGTGCAATAAAAAAGGCCGCTTTTGCGACCTTGTGTTTAGAAGGTGAGATTAAAGTAGTTTAATTTTTACGTCGTAACCTTCAAGGCCTATCATCGTTTCACGAGCAACAAATTGGATTTCAGAAATTTCTTTTCCGGTTTTTTTTCGTAGTTCTGAAATTTTTTTGGCTATCAGAGCAGCAATGTCTTCCTCTGCCTTTTGCGTAAGATCTTCAATTTTCATTTTTTACCTCTTCTAATTTATTTACCGTTTCCATTCTCCAGAAAGGTGGCAGTTCTTGATTAATAGTCCTCAACCATAACTGTATATTAATTATAGACCATCAATATTGCAGACGCTGCATGCACAAGGAAATTGCTTGCATAATCATTTGCATAGTGACCTCACCATGTTAGCTCTGCTCACGTTGATGTCGATAAAAAGCCCCTGTATCACTACAAGGGCTTTGGGCATATGGTGCCGGGTGCCTCCCGGTGAGCCTTTGGGTTAACCACCCGTGACTCGCTGCTTCAGACTTTCACGATGAGCGCCAGTGAAGAAGAGTCATCAGGTTAATTAGCCCCACCGCTTAGGGGGATTCACCATAGTTTGATGTTAGCGGAAAAATTCTCACCAACGTGTTTCATTTCCATAAAAGCTCGCTTGCAACACAAACTTTCTTTTTAAAGCCAGGTTTCAACTACTTTACAGAAATTTATTCACTGCATTTACAACTTCATCACGCGAAAGCTCCCTGTCAGAAGCGACATATATTTCAATTTGATCGCCCGTAATGGAGTGAATGCCTGCAAGTGATATTGGCAAATGCATTTCTTCGCCACCAGGATAATTTCTCGCAATCGTAGTAACACCCTCCAGAGTCTCAACGACCTCTGCAGGGTTTGAATTAAAGAAAACCAGAACCTTTTTCATAGATTTGCCTCAATCCCGTCATACGTCTGTCTTAAGGCAAACGTGTTCTTGACATCGCTAAACGCTAATTTTTAGAAAAGGCCATGCAAATGCATGGCCTTTATAAGTACCGCTCATCTTTCAAGTCTTGATGCTCCGGAGCCACCCGGGAGAGCAAGGACTGAATGCTAACCGATACACCAGCCTGAATGACTATTCAGGTAAGGTGGGTTGAGTCTATACGTTAAAAAAAAACAAAAACTCAAAAAAAAGGAATGGTTGTATTTATACCGCAGGATGGAACATATATTGGCATATATGCTTCAGCTATAGCATATTGCTCTACTTTTTTGCATGAAGATATTTTTTCAAGCCAACCCGCATATGAATTTTGCTATTGGGAGTCCCGATATTCATTTCACAGCGTTGTACCAGGCCTGCCAGCGGTATTTATCTAGCCGCAGCTGGCGCAGGCATTCCGCAGTTTCGATATCAGTCTGCAGGTCTTCGTCGCTATTGGTACCTGCATTACTTGCCCTGCACGGCTCCTGCATCAAATCCGCTGATGGAGTTGGCAGTGTCGATTGCACGCTGGCGCAGCTGCACAGCAGCATCGTCAAACTGGCACACAGTACGATCCGGAGACTGAACATATTTCACCACGTCACGGGTTATGGTTCGGTAGATGATCCGGCCTTCGTCACTGGCCTGCGCGGCCTTCTGCTCAACAGGCTGAATCGCCTTCTCTGCTTTGGCGCGCTTATCGGCGGCCAGGGCGTTGATGTGGTCGGCGTGGGCATACCAGCCATTCCGATACCGTAGCTCGCCATAGCCAATAGCAAACAGCATGAGCACGAGAGCAATCAGCAGAACCGTTCGAAGGCTAAAGGTCATGTTTGCTCTCCGCCAGGCACATCGATCGCTCCATCTCGCGCCGATTCTGGAGACCTTTCCACTTCATACCACCAGCGTAAACCCAGCGCCGCATCTCTTCGCACGCGCCGTCGTGATCGCCTTTGTTCAGCTTGCGCAGCAGCGTAGACTTCGAGAACGCGTGAGAACCAACGTTAAAGACAAAGCTGTAAAGCGCGGCGCGCTGATATTCTCCCAGCGGCACCTTCACCAGATTGTCTACCGTACGCTTGGCTGGCTGGAGGTCTTTCCATAGCAACTGGTCACACTCGCGGTCGGTATACTTCTTCCCTCTCACGATGTCCCGGCCCGTATGGCCGTCGCAGACAGTCAATACCCCGGCGACGTCTTTATAGGCTTCATACTTTCGCCCTTCGACGCCATCCTTACCACCGAGAAACAGCGAGGCAATCAGCATTGCGCCGCCACCAGCTGCGGCGATCAGTTTATTGCGAAAGCTACTGGTCATCGGCATATCATTCATCTCCAACTTTCACCGCCGGGCCATATTTCTCCAGCGCCTTAACCTGCGCATTGGCGACCTTACGTTTGAAATACCAGTTAATGAGCCCAGTGACGATGATCCCGGCAATGCCAGCCAGTACGCCGATGGCGCTCCATTCGTCAGGGCTCAGTTTTGTGAGGACGCCGTTCAGGATGGTTCCTCCTGAGGTGCCGAGGGCGACTCCGGTGACAAGTTTGCTCATACGGGACATTTCTCTCACCTCGCGGGGATGCGGGTGCATAAAGTAGGGATAAAAAAAAGCCTGCTTGTAAAAGCAGGCAAAAATAAGTTGATCAAGGACATGTAGATAGGTGCCGGGTGCTTCCCGGTGACTCGTTACCAGTTATACGAGCCGCAAGCTTGTTTACAACCTTAACTGGATTGCCCCACCGCGTAGGGGGATTCACCAAGATTAAGCCTATACCATATATTGAAGCGCAACGGCGTCTCTTTCAAATATGTGGCGGTGTTAACGGTCCTGCTAAAATCTCAGCCTCTCCGTTATCGCAAATATCATCATCCTGCGTGAGATGCCAGATACCCGTTATGATTCGGTCCGTCTCAAGGTCTTCGGTCTCACCATTGGTGTAATAAGCAACCTGAACCCTGCCGTTGTGCTGTATCCAGTAGAAACCTTCTTTCATAAGGATTGTCCTCTGCAAGCTCTGACAGAACTCTTCAAGGCGACATTATCTAATCTGTAAGCCGGAATCCAGGCTTGCTGTGCGCTACATAATCTACATCAGGGCTGGACAAAGAAATGCATGATTGGGTGTGATGCCGGGTGCCTCCCGGTGACTCTGCGCCAGACCACAGACCCGCGCTACTCACCTGCCTGTCTAGTCGCCCCGCCGCATAGGGGGATTCATCACAGGCACAGCCTAGTCTTCTTTCTGCCATAAAGCTATTTATATCTGTATATTTATTCAGTATGAACAAAAAGACCAACGCTGCTCTGCTGACATAGGTCATGTAAAACAAAAAGGCCGCCAATCGGCAGCCTTAAAATCTGTGGTAATGGAACTGTAGTGCCGGGTGCCTCCCGGTGACTCTATGCTAGACCACAGAATCGCGTCATTCACCTCCCAGTCTAGTCGCCCCACCGCTTAGGGGGATTCACCACAGGCGCAGCCTAATCGCTTTCCTGCAATAAAGCTAACTTTATCTGTTTATTTATTCAGTATGAACGAAAAAGACCGGCGGTACTATGAAGACCAGAATCATATAAAACAAAAAGGCCGCCAATCGACAGTCTTAGAAATAGACGATACTGAGGTTGTGGTGCCGGGTGCCTCCCGGTGACCCTGTGCTAGACCACAGAACCGCGTTTACAAACCCGACTCGTTTTGCCTAGCCGCCCCACCGCTGAGGGGGATTCACCACCGGGGCACTCTACGTGGCTCGCATCTTAAAAGATACATATCATTTACTATTTATTAATAATAAAAAACCCCGCCGGAGCGAGGTTTCGTAATTTGTTTGATAAAGGCTTTTCGTCGCTGCCATCGTGGCGCAGCTCTGCCAAGCATGAATGAATTATTCATCTTTCTGGCCCATTTTCAACATAAATTTAAATATATTTTAATTAGCCTCTCAGTTTTGCTCACTTTTCATCTGCCGGCGCACGGTCAAAAAGACCTTTGCCTGGAAGATTTCAAGGCACCAGCGCACGCGTTTACGCGCTTCGCCGTCAGTTAGCCAGGGGGCCACGTGCTGCAACTCTCGCGTGATGTCGGACATCTTCTTGCGGGTGGTATAGAACTGCCGGCCAACCAGATACACCGGGTCGTGCAGGTCGAAGGTGTTCAGCATGATCTGCTCGATAAAGTCAGCATCATCGCGGCGCTCGCTCTCTTCGATCAGCGCTGACAGGGTCACCGGCCACAGAATGGACCGGGCACGCAGCGCTGCCTGAACGCCACGGAACCCCTCTTCCCTCGCCTGACCCAGCGCCTCAGTGATGCGCGACAGCTGAGTGTCCGACCACTCCGATTGCTTAACCTCAGACCAGAACTGGCTGAAATTCTCCAGACGGTATTGCGCGCGGGTTTTACCGCCGACGCATTCGCCCCAGACCGTCAGCAAGGATTTGATCCAGGCAGACTGAACACTCTTAAGGGGCGTGAACTTCCCGAGGTAACTTTTTCTCGGTGCAGCAGCTGCTTTACCCAGACCTTCAATATGAATGCGGCGTTGACGTGGTGTCATCCTGTACTGCTCCTTAAGCCAGAACGCCAAGCGCAAAGGCCCGGTCCAGCACTCTGATTATCATTTCCGGCTGAGTACCGTGCTTACGCTCGAACTTCACCGGATCGTTATGTAGTTCGGTATGGTGCTGGCGGCACAGCGGGATCACGAGACTGTCGTGCGCCTTCGTTCCCATGCCTCCCTGGCCCCAGCCGATTAGATGGTGTGGATCATCTGACGGCCTGCCGCAGCACTCGCAAGGCTGCGTCTTAACCCATGCCAGATATTTGGGTTTGTCCCAGCGGGTCCGCTTTGGCCGCTTCATCAGGGTCTGCGGGGATTCGGGATCCACCAGTACGCCAACGATTGGCTTAATGGCTGGTGGCGCACCTGCAGGTGTTGCAGGTAGCGCGCGGGCCTTATCGGCGATGATGCTGGTGGCCGGTACCGACGGTACGATCTCGCTCTCGCGGTACGTTTGTTTCTCCGCCGGCAGGCGCAATGCATCTCGGGCAACGGATTCAGGCAGCGCATCGGTGACGCCGGTACGAACAGCCCACCAGCACAATTCAGCCAGTGATAGTTCACGGGCTTTGTCGAGCGCCAGCGCCACTCGGGCGATGTCCAGCACCCAGTCGATGACGTTCTGACGCGCCAGCGACGCCAGGCGCTCGGTGAATTGCTCGCGCAGCTGGTTGTCGCAGTAGCCACAGAGAAGAATCGCGCCGGGCTCATGCCGCATGGTGGTCAGTTCGTGATAGTGGTAATCGCTGTACTGGTACTGGCAGGTACCGCCACCGTGGCGCAGCAACCAGTATTCCAGGCCAGCCAGCCCACCAGCAGCGGTGATCACCTTTTCATGGAGGAAGAACGGGCGCAGCGCCGGGTTGGCCGCCAGCGGCTGTCGAAGATCAGGCACCCGCCCGGTCTCAAAGCTGGCCATGCTGGCAGGCTGGCTCTCCACCAGCACGCGCCCTGAGATGAACATGGGCATCAGCTCGCTGCCGGGCTTAAGCAGCACAACGCCCAGCTCCCGGGCGATAACCGGTTTCAGCAAGGCGCGCATCAGTCGATCTCCCCGATGATGATCTGCCCTTCTTCACCCCATAGCTTTGTCACGCGAGAATCCCAGATATGGGAGTCATCAGCATAGATGGCATCCATCAGCGCTTTTTCCAGATTGTCTTTGTCTGGTTTCTGCTGGTGGGGTTTGCCCGCCATTGCCTGGCGCTTCTTCTTGCTCCAGCTCGGTGGCATTGGGAGGATAAACGTAATGTGCGCGCCTGCTTCCGGCAGTTCAACGCCCAGCAGCCGAACGTGATCGCAGAACGCGCGGTACCGGAGAACCTCCGGCCGCTTTTTCCACTTATCCGCCCTGGTCATCCTGGGTTTGCCCATCGGGGTGATGTTGTAGATTTTCACGCTTCCCTCCAGAGCTTTTGCTGGAAGGTCTTATCCTGACGCGGGGCTCTGTTTGCCTCAGGCAGATAAGCGGTGAGTGTCCAGTGGATGAGATCGAAATCAAGGCTGCGCACAGTACGCACGTCATTGGCGCGATAGCGGGCCTCGAGCTCGTCCACTTCTTTCGTGGTGAGCTGGGTATGGAGAAAGCTGGTTTTCTTCATGCCGTCACCCCTGAGTGCGCAGGCAAAAAGAAACCGCTGATTCCGAAAGGAACCAGATTAAGTTTTTGTTTGGTAGGTTTTTGCGCCATGGTATCTCTCCAGTGGCGCAGCAGGTATAGGTTGTTCAGGCCTATGACGGGAGTTTAACAGAATTAAGCGAAACGCGGTAACCTGCCCGCTCCAGCATCTGCGTAAAGAGAGTTGGCGACCCTACAATCTCATCATCCAGAAGCGGCGTAAACGACACCTCATCACCTCGCCTGTACATCAGTGCGCGATCAAATTCAGGAAATGAGTGCAGTCGTGCAACGATAACCCCATCGTGACATCTGATGACTGCATAACCCTTTTTTGGAAATTCTTCTTTTTGCTTCACCAAACCTCCCCTTCCACCCAGGAAACTAATTACTTGCTGAATTAATAAAACCAGTCGTCAGCGCTTTCCCAGGTCTGCTGGAGGATCTCTTCTACCTTCTTCTTCGCGTCCTTTTCACCGCCCAGAACACTTAACCCGTCTGAGCCTGCTCGTCGTATAACCAGGGTGCAATCGCCTACCTGATCCTGCAGTCGTGTTAACAATTCTTTTTCCAGAGCCGGGACAGCGTCCTTAGGAAGTTCTTTAGTTCTATCAATGCTTAACTCAACTCTCATAATAGCCTCCGCTGCATTTACTGTATGAATATACAGTATACCTATAGACCGTTTTGATCAATGCTTTAGGCACACAAAATGCCGATAAGAACTATGAAAAACGAGAGCATAACCCCGCTTGCCGCTGGTTGCACAACTCGCTCATTTCAGCCTGTAAAGTACAATACGCGCTAATAGATTACGCTTACGGAAGAAGTCAAAGAGTAACTTCCGTTGTGGGCCATGAGAAGACGTTCCTAATGTCAGGTCGTGCTTATTAGCGGGGAGCAGGTCACAAACGAATCAAAATTGATACTGGAAAACCCTATAGAAGGGACATTTTTGTTGGCCGCTACAGTTGAATGAAAACCTTATTGAGGTACGATCACATCGCCGATGTCCCCAAAGACCTTGCAAGCTATTGTTATAAAAGTACATATTAATTGTTTGAGGCTGGCTACATCTTTGCCGGATTGATGCCTAACAAAAGGAGTAAGTAAAAGATATCAGCACTTTCATTTACTATAAAAAATACAGCATGTTTTCTTATTTAAGCTTATAATGAATAGGCTTCTGATGAAGCACGCGAATGGTAAAGCAACTTTTTCTGGTTTTCAGAAACCGTGTTTAAGCACACGGTTTTTTTTGCATGCATTCATTGAATACATATATTAATTTTCTAAAATAGAATTATGCAAACTGTTATATTGCTGCATTTAAAACGAAAATTCATATAACCCTACCTTATCTTCAGATGATTACTTCAATACGAGCGACTGTTAGATGGAAAAATATTTTAATAATTCCCTTAAATATCGCAGACTTGCATATTGACGAAAACATGATGTTGTTCTAGTTTTATTACGTGGTGAATCCCCCTCAGCGGCGGGGCGAACCGGTCACAATGCAATATGCTCGCGTATCTAAGGACTGGTAAAGATACATCGGGAGGCACCCGACACCACATCTTATATTATCCTTATGAGAGGAAGTTTTCCTCTAGTAGTTGCTTGAGTTTTAATCTAAAAGCCTAGTGTTTTTCGTCAAAAAAAACGGGATGATCGACATCGAATATCCCGTAAAAATTTCGCATCGATAATATACTTCATCTTCCCAATTGAATATACACGACGAACCATAAATAAAAATCAAATAATTCTTATGTGTTCCGCGTTGAAAAATAGCGAACAAGTTATTAATTTTATTAAACAAGTTAAAAAGCAGCGTACTGTTTACTAAATTTAAATTAACTAACGGAGCGTTAAAAATATTTAATGGATGAAGTCCCCTCCTATTTACAACACCAACCCAAAACATCTCATATAAAAAAATTACCGTCAACATATCGGAAATGTTCTGGTGCCTGAATATCAATTCCGATTTCTTGCTAAATGCAGACTCTCAACGCTCCGCCCGCATCCGCTTCGTGCCAGAAACGGACGTTATAACGGTTGTGGAAATACTCTAATATTGTGTTCATTTATCATTGAACACTATAAAAAGGCTCTGTTGCAAATACGGTCGCAAAACGGGAGTTCTCATTGAGAATTAGACCTAAATTCCAACATTTCGTTTACCGTCTGTACCCGTGCAGTCTTTTTCCCATTGTGGGAGCGTAACTCTCAGCCCAGCGATAAAGCGCAGTGTGTTCAAAATTCACGCCACGTTCGGCTGGCATTTAATGCTGTGTACGAAAGCTGATCACTTATTTGCAGTACCACAGCGTTCAGCTAGAGAATTATTTCGTTCTGAAGATGCCAGCCATAGACAGGAGTCATCTGTTTCGCCGGTGAGAAAGCAGATTCCATGTTACAAATGCGATACTGAATGCTGTTCGCAAAATTGCCGCATTAACTTCATTATTGCGACACCAGACAAAGAAATTCTTTCACTGGCATGGGTCTTCCATACATATAGCCTTGCAGGTAGGACACATTACGGGCTCTCAGGTAGGCAGACTGCTCTTCGTTCTCCACACCTTCGGCCACCAGTTTCAGATCGAGCCTGGTAGCAAGGTCAATCACATTATCAACAAGATGGGCAGATATCGCGTCAGTTCCAATCATGCTGACAAAGCTCTTGTCAATTTTGAGAATGTCTATCCTGAGATTTTGCAGGTAACTCAGACTTGAATTACCGGTGCCAAAATCATCCATGGCAATCAGAACACCGAGCTTATGTAGTTCTGCAATCAGTCTGGTAGTGACAGCGTCAACTACAAGAAGTTCACGCTCGGTTAACTCCAGAACCAGTTTAATGGGATTTTCCCGAAAGCTTGCAATGAACTTACAACAATCCTCAACCAGGCTTAAGTCCCTGAAGTGCTGTGCACTGATGTTGAAGCCGAAATGAAACTCCTTTGGTAACTGTTTTACAAAAGGGGCAAACTGTTCCCGTACCTGAGTCATCAAATTTCGTGTCATAGGGATGATGAGACCACTGTGTTCCGCCATAGGAATGAAACGATCAGGTGAAATCATACCTTGCCGGGGATGTTGCCAGCGCATCAGTACTTCACATCCGGTCAACTTAGAATGTTCTCCGGACACCACGGGCTGGATGTAGGGAATAAACTCCCGGTGCTCCAGTGCTCTTCGCAGTTCCTGCTCAGGTGAGTGCATACGTCTCGATCTTCTGAACACCCATATTCCAGATACCAGACCCAGAAGAGCCCATGCAATAAGGCTGAATTTGGAGAAGCGCCAGATATTATCTATGTAGTCAGCGGGATACAGGCGGGCAACGATGCGAAACGGGTAACGCGTTGATGGTTGCTCCATATAACCTGGCGTTTTAAGTGGGAATAACTCATCGGTAGGTGCTTGCCCGGCTTGCCATCGTTGTTTTCCCACAACGAGGCTCAGGGAAGTATTGGTGCTCAGGTTGTTGAGCTCGGAGAGTAACAGGTACCCATAAATTCGCACCGTTATACTGTCATTGCCAACAACGTTACGGTAAATAACGATCGGCTGGTCCGCTTTTACCCAGTTGCCTTTCATGAGAAAGAGCTGGCCATTCGTATAATTATCGAAGTTGATACGTTCCTGATACGGACCGTAGAGGGAAGAGCAGTAGATGTTATTGCCATGGGCCAAAAGAATGCTACGCACATCCGGTGAGATTGCCACCTGCATTCTTAGTAGCGGCATAATATCGTTGCAGGGCTTTCCAAGGCTCAGCCTTACAGCAAGGGCCACCTGATGGGCACTGTCCAGGGATGAGTCAATCCTTTGTTGTGCATTCCGCAACTGGGTCCAGGTTTCTTGCTGCGTATTCGAGATCGTTTGCCAGAGTGTAATGGCGGATCCAAATAAAATACACGCCAGACTAACCGCGATGGCGCTAATCAGACGAATTTTAAATCGATGCGTTTTTAAAGTATTAAACGGCATGACCAGTCTCGTTAACACTCAAGAGATAATGAAAACATTATAGAGTTATCTGGCAGTAAGGAATCGAATTATCAGTAGATAATGTACAGTTAAATTTTATGAAACGAAAAAATAACACTGTTTTGCTGGAGGCAGTCCGCTGGTCGCTTAGCGATATTTACTGATGTCTGCTTTTCGCTCATAGCCGCCCTAAAAATCCTTACCGGGCGGCTTGGTATTAGTTAATCCTCAAGCTTTAGTTTCATTTCGCCGTCATACGATGGGTGTAACGCTCCATGTCAAAGTCAATAACTGCCTGCTGGTCGCGGAAGACGCCGCAGCGTCCGTGGCGGATAAGATGGCCCTGCTTCACGGCAGCCCGGATGTACTTCTCGGCGGTAGCGCGATGCAGGCCGAACATGGCGACGACATCATTGGTCGTAGCGCGGCCATGCTTTTTCACTAGCTCGATAATCCAGGCGATGAACAGAGCGCGCTCCCTGTGCGTTTTTGGTCTTGGCATAAGTCAGACTCTCCCCGCCTGACGCAGGCACTCTTTGCGGCGTTTGGCGATCCGGGCAACCTCCACAGAGCTGCAGGCAATGCCGAACATGTCCGAATACACCGCTGCAGCGCGGCGCCACAGCCCCTTTTCTTCCAGCGCCTTCGCTTTCTGTTCAGCGGCCTGCATCTTCACCGGGTCGCTTTTCTCCTCCATGCACGGAAGGATCACATCCGGAATATCGGCATGTGGTACCGCCGCATAGGTGTACTGAACGCTGTTGCGGGAGCGGGTTATCACTCTTTCGTCACTCAGCTCGCGCAGCAGTTTGCCTGCTGTTGCACCTGACATATCCAGCGCTTCGGAAACATCGCCGACGGCGCAGTTCGGCTGATAGCGGACAAAAATCGCCACCTGCTCTTTCTGGGTTAATGGTTTGGTCATTGGTCAAAACTCGTTTAGTTATTTCACAAGCCGTAAATGGCTCACGTTTTTGCGGTAACTTCCCCAGGTGAAATTCACCCAGATGCCGTTATCCATGGTCAGGCGATCCATTGCACGCTCGCCCAGCGTTTTCGATAACTCCTCAAAGTTCAGGTTTGTCAGTACCCCCACAGGTTTCATTGCCGCCAGACGGCGATCGATAATTTGATTCAGCAGCACCCACTCGTTACGTGTATCGCGTTGCACCCCAACTTCATCCAGCACCAGCAGATCCACTTTGCACAGGTCGTCCAGCAATGCAGATTCGGACTGGCCTTCGTCATAGCATTTCCGCGCGCGCAGCATCAGGTCAGGAACGGTCACCACCAGAACAGTGTGATTACGCTGCAACAGGAAGTTGCCCACCGCTGCCGCAAGATGGTTTTTACCGGTACCGCAGCCGCCACTAAACACAAAGCTGGCAAAACCGCTGCCGAAGTTCTGGGCGTAACTCTTTGCCAGCGTCAGCGCATTCTTCTGCCCCTTGTTTCTGACCTGGTAATTCGCAAAAGTACAATTGCGGTGCAGATCGCAAATACCGGAGCGACCAAAAATCTTCTCTGAACGTGCACGCTGATTTTCCTTTTCCAGCTCCGCGGCTCTCTTACGCCCCTCCTCCTGCTGCCAGGCCATCAACTCCGTGGCGCTGGTAAACTTTGGTTGAATGCCTTCGGGGATCAGTCGCTGTAGGCGCCCCAGAATGTCGTTCGTCGTTTTCATCGTTACCCCCTGAATCCCGGTGGTATTGCCGTATCAGGTACCGAGACTGCCAGGTCCTGATTGCGGCGCGAACCTTTCGCCTGCACCGCTGATTTGGCGCGAGACGTTTTCAAACTGGTCGCAAAGGTCTGCTCCCACTGGATGTGGTGTTTTACTTTTCCCTCGCACTGCCAGTAATCACGGAATTGCTGCAGCTCTACAGCGGTATAACCCGGATGCTCACCAAGGTTGATGCCCCATAGCGCAGCCTGGCCTACGAAATCAGCGCCGGGGATCCAGTCGCTGGTGATCGGGAATTTTCCAAACGGTGGGAAAAATTCGTTTTGCTCGCGCTCCTCTCTCTCTGGGTTTTCTTTTAGATCTGTATCTGTATCTGTATCTGTATCTTTATTAGTTGGGTTTCCGTTGGCATCGTGTTGCAACGGTGATTCAACGCCCGTTGAACACCCGTTGTCGTTCCGTTGGCTTTTGGTCTCTTTTTTGGCCTTTCTCGCCTGTGCTGATGCTTTTCCTGCTGCGGACTTCTGACTGAGCGAAGTTTTTACAGCCTCCAGATCCCTCTCAATCCGCTCTTGCGACCATTCGCTACCATTGTCGTTAAAAAACTCTTTTAACGAAGGTTCAACGGCGTTCCAACGGTCGTTGCTCAGCCGTGCTATTTTTGCCAGCCGGTTTTTTGGAATGGGTCTACCTGTCTGCCAGTAATTGAACATCAGCAGCAGGTAAGCGCCGTGCTCTTCCGTAGACAGATGCATGGTGTCCGCCAGGTAATCAGCAATGTAAAGTTGCATATAGGGCAGCGCTGCCATGTTTACTCCTGTTGCCCGGCGTACCGGGTCGTATGGTCATTGGTCAAAACTCGATTACGTAAATAGCGGAGCCAGCGCCTGCAGATGAGCGATCACCACACCGGCCAGTTCTCCCGGTAGCAGTGCTGCGTTGGCGAGAAGGTTTTCGAACCCCTCTTTCGCCTGCTTCTTTGTCGGCAGGCCAAGCAGCTTGGCCTGATGGTGCTCGCCAGTTTCTTTAATCGCTTCGGCCACCAGCTCGATATCGGTTTTGCCCTGTCGAAGGCCGTGTTTTCTGGCTATCTCGATGGGCATCGCCAAACTGATCGCGTTTGAGAGCTGCATGACGTGAGCCGTGTACTTGCTGGAGTTGGTTTCGTTTTTCAGGTAGCGATAGAGGTTCTGCTTGTTCACTGTTATCCCTCTGCCACCTTCCAGAGCCCACTGTTCGGCCACCAGCTGCGTAATAACGTCCTGCGCCTGCCCGGGAAGAGTGAGCTCCCATTCACGAACAGCTGCCAAGATAGACTGGCGGCGTAAGTTGTCTCTGCGGCGAGGTTCATACTGATTTTCCGTTTTCAGCGAAGCGGGTTTCAGTCGGTTAAGATGTTCAAACGCTACTGATTGCATGATTTTCCTTCCTGTTTGGTGACGGGATCGCTTGGAAACACGCTGTCCAGAGTGCACTCCGCACCTAAAGCGTTAAGTGTCTCAATGATGGTTCTGCATTCAGACAGCCCGGGCTCTCTAAGATCGGCTTCGTAGTTAGATAATCGCGAGCGCCCCCAGCCAAGAGCTTCGGCTAGCTGCGATTGCGACAATCCTAATTTCTGACGCTCAAAGGCAATGTTGTTCACAGTTAACTCCTACACAGATTTTATGCGCCATATTAGACACGCTTTGTGTCTAAGGTCAACCTCAGAATGTGTCACCTCGCTAGCCACAGAGCGTGGTAATATTTCGGAATGAAATCGATGGCTGAAATTATTGGTGAGAGACTCAAGTCTCTTCGGGAACGAAAGAAGTTAAGCCAGGCGCAGCTGTCTAAGCTGTGCGGCTGGTCTACTGCCTCAAGAGTAGGGAACTACGAGGGAGGGCTCAGGAATATTGGTGTGGATGACGCCATTACACTTGCCAGATACCTTGATACTACGCCTAGTTTTATTCTTTTCGGAGATGAGCAGAACAAAGGTCAGGAATTGCCAGAAAAACAACGGCGCCTGCTTTTGCTGTTTGATCAACTTCCTTCTACCGAACAAGATAAAATGATTGACCTCTTCGAAGTGCGCCTCAGGGAAATTGACGAATACGTCGCTAAGTACCTCCAAGGCAGATACAAACCTGCAGAAGAATAATCCTCTCTGAACCGGCTTCGAGCCGGTTTTTTATAGCTCACTTAGCGTCCTTGCTAAGTCTCCTTTTCGCACGCCTATTGGTGTCACTTTTTGTGTTGACATATAGACACGATACGTGTCTATAATGATTTCACAAATTCAGTCATCAAGGCAGGACGCCCACGAAGTAGCTGCCGGCGGCATATGAAACACCGGATGAGATGACCAGAGAATGTGCTTTGCGGTGAACCAGCTATTTGCTGAGTTTATCGAGTTTTTCAGGCGGAGAAGCGACTGACCACCGCAGCTGGGGCGCCAGCAAAGCACATACAAACAATGCGCAGCAGATAGTACCGTTCCGCTTGCCAGCGTTACAGGCTGATATAGGAGTAAAAATTGTGGATTACATGGACATCAGAAAGAGTGAGCTTTATGCACATTGCAAAGGCTCACTCTGGAGAAATGGGTCTGGCTGGAAAGCATATAACCCTATTTCCATTCGTCTTCTGCGAGCTTCTGGTTAAGAAAGACTTCGAATTTTACATAGAGTTTTTCAATCTCTTCAACAGGATCGTGTTGGTCTGAAAGATTTCGACCGGATGAGATTTGAGCAGAACGGTAGGAGTTATATGTATCAACCGCCAGGCGAGTTAAATACAAGACCTTCTCTTCTTTTTCCACAGTTAATTCCCTCGTTACAGTATGGGAATTACCACAATAGCACTGAAGTTAGGGCCGCGATACGACAGGCAAAATTAAACAGGAGATAACCATGATCGACTACGCACGTAATCCCGTTAAACAGCAGGCTATTCGCCTCAACATTGTTGAAGTCCTGATCCGCAAGTTCTGCTACTTCATGGCGCAGAAAGGCAATCCAGAGCTCAACGCATGAACTCGCTTTTCGCCTTAATCGTTAACGTCTGCGCCCTCACCGGGGAATGCTCAGACATCATGCTCGGGGTTTATAAGACCGAGGCGGTTTGTGAAGCAGCTGCCGCAGAGCAGCACGTTAAAGGACAGTGTTACCCGTACAAACCGGCTGACGACCAACAGCCAGCGTTACATTTTTAATCGAGTTTTGACCAATGGCCTGACTGGCCCTGAAGGGATCCATTATGGAATTTGGAATGAAACGAGTGATGGCATCTGTACAGGCTGTTGCGGTTCTGGAAAGAATCTACTGCGGCAAGCCAGTACCCCTCGCCACACTGAGTAAAGAATCGAAGCTCTCGGTTTCCTACCTGGAGCAAATTTTTAAGCGGCTGCGCAGCGGCAAGCTGGTCACCTCGCACAGAGGACCGGGCGGCGGATATAGCCTTCGTGAAGGTGATATCTCAGTTTCATCAGTCATCCGCGCAGTCAGCAAGATCCCGTCGAATACCACGTTCGACCCGGTGCTTGATGCACTTGATGGAGTGCTTATCTCTCAGCTGGCGAATAAGCCCGGCGCCCAATAAGCACAAAACCCGCGCAAGGCGGGTTAAGTACCCGGTCAGCCGACCAAAGCTTTCCGGAATCGAGTTTTGACCAATGACCACTACCTAAGCAGCGCTCATCAGCTGTTGGGTATCTTACACCCAAACGAGGCTCCAAGATGGAATTTTTTTATCATATTAAGGCGACTCAGAAATCCGGCAAACCTGACGCTGTTATCTGGTTCAGTGCCAATACGGCGTCACGCGCTGCGCTGCAGCTGGACGTCGCGCTGGAAGATGTAGGTATCGAAACTGGCCGCGGTAAGGACTACGCCAAGCCTGTTCGTACCGACATGCCTGTTGTTGACGATCTACCTGAAGAAGGCGTGATTGATTACACCTGGTGCAAATGCTACGAACTGGCCGAGGACCAGCGAACCTGGAATGTGATTGCCGGCACTGCGCAGCAACCTCATCCAGACGAAAAAGTTGTTGAGGGTACCGACACCACTATCGTCGATAGCGTGGATATCGAAACTGGCGAAAGCATTGTTGATGCAGATGGTACCGAAACGGTTTGTGATGCGGTAAGAGAGTTCCGCGAGCGCAAACTTCCGGTATTGACGACCGTCGCCACCCTGCCTTTCCGTCAGCGTCTTCTGGCGCAGTTCATCGCGGACAAACAGTATCTCTACCACGTCGACGAAGAGCAGAAGAAAGCCATACTGGAGCTTGAGCTGGATGTGGACAACAACTACGTTCAGAACCTGATCCTGGCCGCCGAAAATGTTGATGGCTTCAAGAAAGCACATGAGCCCGACATCTGGAAAGTGGTCAGTGCTTTGAAAACCATCTTCCCAGTTGATGGAAAACGCACAGAGCTGTCTGTCGTCATCCAGTTCTTTAAGGCATGGTTCAGCACCGAGCACATCGACCGCGGGATCCTGACGCGTGAATGGGCCGCTGGCAACCGCATCAATCACGTGCAGCGCACCGACGCTGGCACCAATGCCGACGGCGGGTATGTAACTGATCGCGGTGAAGGCGCGCATCACACTCTGGAAACCCTCGATCTGGAGATCGCCAGCGCCCTGCTGCCGATGGACTTCAACTATCGGGAAATCCCGGGCAGCATCGCCCGCCGCGCCAAGGAAATCATCGAGAAAAAAGAAGAACCATGGAAATCGTGGAGCAAAATTCTGCGCAACCAGCCCGGCATTCTGGCAGTGAACCGCACAGCCATCTTCAACCTGGTGCGCATCGCGCCGGAGAACATTCATCTGACGCCTGCGGCTCACCTTGAGTTCGTGAACCAGACAATGACGGCTGAGTTTAACGCTGCAACCGAACTGCTGCCGATCCCTGCAGCCTCCGCCGCTCTGGTTGCGAATGAAATAACCACCAATCCTGCAGATGAAAAATCTTCTCGAGCCCCTCTCTGCACTCACGAGGAAAACCTGAAACGAGTACGTGAAGAGGGCGCACGCCGTCGTGCGGATGAGGCCAGCAGTCAGCCGCAGGTCGCGAACCTCGGCGGAGGCGTATTCGCCATTGATGGCCTGATGAACGAAAAACAACCAGAAAATGATGACCGTTCACCGGTTGATAAGGAGACCACCAGCGATGTGCAGATGGAAGAGACTGACCCGGCGGAAGGAAAAACTGGTAACCCGATTCAACCAAGCGAAAGCGCTGATGCAGCTGATCCGCAAACAAATGCTGTAGCTGAAACTATCTGCGACGGCTGTAGTGGCTGCCCGGACTGTGGCGCCGTGGCTGGAGACGCAACCTATGCGGCAATGGAAGCGGGCCTGAAAGAAGAGCTGGAAGAGCTCGAGCCTGATTCTGCAAATTCGGAAACTATGTTCACACACCTGATGGTGGATCTCGAGACGATGGGCAAAAAGCCGGGCGCGCCGATCGTTTCAATCGGGGCCGTATTCTTTGACCCGTCAAGCGGGAAAACCGGTGCTGAATACTATCAGGTGATTAGCTTGGAATCGTCGATGTCATTCGGGGCCAGGCCAGATGCCAGCACCATTCTCTGGTGGTTGAAGCAAGCGCCGGAAGCACGATCTGCAATCGTGATGGATGATACGGTCGGCCTGGTGGAAACGTTGGAGCAATTCCTCGACTTCATTGCTGAAAACGCGGCTAACGGCTCGAAGAATGTGCAGCTCTGGGGGAATGGTAGCTCTTTCGATTGCTCACTTCTGGAAGCCGCTTTCGAGCTGGCCGACACGCCCTTCCCGATCCCGCACTGGAACTATCGGGATGTTCGTACTGTTGTCGAACTGGGCAAAGCTGTTGGGCTGAACTCGAGCTACGACATCCCTTTTGAAGGCGATAAGCATAATGCCCTGGCCGACGCCCGCCACCAGGTCAAATACGTATCAGCTATCTGGCAGCGCCTGACAGCAATCTGAATTCAGTTTTTCAGCCAATGGCCCGTTTCTGGGCCATTATGAGGTAAAGCATATGATCCAGATGTTAACTCTTGAAGAATGGGCCGCTGAAAAATACAGAAGCAACCCTCCAAGCGTGTCGACACTTCGACGATATGCAAAACAGAATCAGTTCTCTCCACCAGCAATGAAGCAGGGCCGCTTATGGCGTGTTCGTGAAGATGCTGAACTGGTAGGTGAACTGACCGCGCCGGTAGTTAAGAAGAACGATTCCATATTGCTGCAAAGGATTTTGAACGATGGCTGCCAGACCACGTAAAAACAATGTATCTGTTCCGAATCTTTACCCCCTCTACAGCAGAAAGGTGAATAAGGTTTACTGGCGTTATAAGCATCCAATCACTGGCAAATTCCATGCGTTAGGCACTGATGAGGCCGAAGCTGTAGCGATCGCCACGGAAGCAAACGAGCGCCTGGCAGAACAGAGGACCCGGCAAATTTTGGCGATCAGTGACAGGATCGCCACCAGCAAAGGTAAAGCGATCACGGTATCAACATGGCTCGACCGATACTGGAAAATTCAGGAAGAGCGTCTGGCGACGGGCGATATCAAGCTGAACACGTTCAAACAGAAAAGCAAGCCGGTTTCGTTGTTGCGAGAGCGTGTCGGAATGAAGTTGCTGCCATCAGTGGATGTCCGGGATATTGCCCAATTGCTCGATGAGTATGTCACAGCCGGCCAGCCGCGAATGGCCCAAGTAGTTCGGACGGTCTTGGTTGATATTTTTAAAGAAGCGCAGCATGCGGGTGAGGTTCCTCCGGGTTACGATCCTGCCTCAGCGACCAAAAAACCCCGCCGAAAAATCACCCGCCAGCGCCTTAGCCTGGAGGAATGGCAGCGGATTTTCGATATTGCAGACAGCACCCATCAATATATGGGGAATGCAATGCTGCTGGCATTGGTGACGGGCCAGCGCCTAGGTGATATTTCCAATATGAAATTTAGCGATGTCTGGGATGATCACCTGCACGTACTTCAGGAAAAGACAGGGAGCAAAATTGCCATCCCTCTCTCGCTTCGCCTCAACGCAATAAACTGGAGTTTGCGGGATATAATTTCTCGTTGCAGGGATTATGCCGTCAGCCCTTATCTGGTTCATTTTTTCAGAGCCACCTCTCAAGCGGAACGTGGCTCGCAGGTTAGATCCAATACGCTGACAACAAATTTCAGCAAGGCCCGTGACAAAGCAGAGATACCACTGGAAGAAGGCAAGACGCCGTCAACTTTTCACGAGCAGCGTTCTTTAGCGGAAAGGTTATATAAAGCGCAGGGTGTGAACACGAAAGAGCTTCTTGGACATAGGTCCCAGCAGCAGACTGATGGCTATCATGATGACCGTGGGAAGGACTGGACGACAATCGCGATATAG